AGACGGGGGCAGGCGAGGACCGCGCGCGAGACGGATCACTCGCCTCCGGAAAAGGTCGCCGCCGCTCCGCGGTGTGGGCGCTCCGCGTGCTTGAGCTGCGCGCGTCGGGCCGCACGCTCGACGAGATCGCCGCCGCCACGAAGGCCCCGCGCTCCACGGTGTTCGACCTGCTCCAGCGATTCGAGGGACTCACGCTCGCGCCCGAGGTGCTCGAAGCCTACGAGCGGAACCGGCCGGCGTTGCTGAACGCGGCCGAGCTGCGCCTCCTCCGCGCGCTCACCGACGAGAAGAAGATCGACGCCGCGAGTCTCAACAACGTGGGGTACAGCTTCCGCCAGATCTTCGACGCGCGCCGTCTTGAGACGGGCCAGTCGACGGCCAACCTCGCGCTGCACGAGCTCGTCGAGCGTGTGGAGCGTGATCGCGCGAAGAGCCGCGCTGTAGCACGCATGTCACCAGCGTCCGAGGCGAGTCAGCCGTGACCGCGCTTGTCGCGCTCGCGCTTGTCGTGCTGTTCGAGTTGCTCGCGCTGCTCGTCGCGTTGCGTGCACGCGCCCGTCGTCAGCATCCGAGCGCGCATAGTCACGGTTATCAGGGCACATCCTTCGCGGCGCACGGTTACGCGGCGCCGATCTCGATAGCCAAGCGTGAAGCACAAGCCGTGGTGTCCGAGTCCGAGGCGCTCACTCCGGTCCTGGCCCGGGGAGAGAGATTCACCGCGCGCGTGCGCGATCTACCTACGCGCGCGGGGGACGCTCACCGCGTCAATCGCACCGCGCCAGCGCGTTGTGTCACGACCCCCAGGGGGGCATGGGCCCGGGGCGAGCGTCAGGTCGGGTCCATCCCCCTCTCCCCCGCGCGCGATCCGAAAGGCGGCTCCGAGTTCTCTCCGTGGCTCGGGACGCCGCCGAGGCAGGACGTACTGGTGAGCGAGGCGCCGCGGGTCGTGCTGTACGACGGGGCCGGGGCGGGCGCTGGTGCGCGTGGTGGGATTCCGGGGTCGGGGGCGATGAGACATCCGTGCTACAACGAGCGGGCATGACGGACACGGCGCTCCCGTCGATCCTCGACGAGTTCCGGTGCTCCGGCGAGTGCGCGATCTGCTGGGGTGAGGGCACGGTGTGTGAGGCGCATCCGGGGCGGCCGTGGGGCGACGGCGACGGGTGCTGCGGCGCGCCGGGGATGCCGTGTCCGAACATCGCGCTCGCTCGAGCGGTCTTCGGCGCCTGATGGGCGGCAAGGGCTCCGGCGGGTCGGCCGCGGCGGCGCAGGCGTCGAGTGCGGCTGCGGCGAGCGTGCGGCTCGTGCGGGACTGGCGCGACGACCTCGCGCGCTTCGCCGACGAGGCGATCCTCGGGCCGTACAACGCCGCGAAGGGCACGGCGTACCGGATGAGCGCGCAGCAACGGGGGGCGGCGGCGGCGCTGGCGGCGCTCGCGCGCGACAAGGACGACGGGCGACGGCGCGAGGTGCTCGGGGTGTCGATCATGGCGGGCAAGGGCGTCGGGAAGGACGCGTTCGCGGCGTGGGCGATCCTGTGGTTTCTCACGTGCTTTTCTTTCCCGAAGGTGCCGTGCGTGAGCGTGTCGGCGGACCAGTTGTCGAAGGTCCTGTGGTCCGAGCTGGCGAAGTGGCTCATGTACTCCCCGCTGCGCGAGCAGTTCACGCTGCAGAACGACAAGCTCTACCTGCGCGGCGTGCCCGAGGAGGCGCGGGGCAAGCGGTGGCTGGCGTTCCCGAAGGCGGCGAATCCGCGCGACAGCGAGAGCGAGCAGGTGGAGGGGCTGGCGGGCATTCACGAGCAGCATCTGCTCCAGGTGGTCGACGAGGGCTCGGGCGTGCGCCAGCCCGTGTACGAGGCGCTGGAGGGCAACCAGACGGGCGCGGTCAACCTGATGCTCCTGATCTTCAACCCGACGCGGAGCACGGGGTACGCCGTCGACACGCAGGCCGAGGGGAGCCGGTGGGTCGCGCTGCGGTGGAACGCCGAGGAGTGCGAGCTCGTCGAGCGGTCGGTCGTGGAGGCGCTGTCGGCGAAGTACGGGCGCGACTCGAACACGTACCGCATCCGCGTGCTCGGGCTGCCGCCGCTGGTCGACGCGCAGACGCTGATCCCGTGGGACTGGATCGAGGACGCGGTGGACCGGGAGGTGGAGATCCCGGCGGGGACGCCGCTCGTGAAGGCGGCCGACTGCGGCGCCGGCGGCGACTACTCGGTGATCGCGACGCGGCGCGGGCCGCGCGTGTACCCGTTCAAGCGGCTGCGCACGGCGGACTCGCAGGCGCTCATCGCCTGGATCGGGACCGACGTCGACGCCGAGCGGCCGGACGTGCTGCGGATCGACACGGTGGGGATCGGCTGGGCGATCGAGGGGGCGTTGCGCGAGCAGAAGGGCGCGATCGTGGAAGCGGCGGACGCGCGCCGGGAGGCGAGCGACCCGACGCGGTTCTTCAACAAGCGCGCGGAAATGTACTGGCGGCTGCGCGAGCGGTTCGAGCGCGCGACGATCAGCATCCCCGATGACCCGGAGCTGAAGAACGCGCTCGGGGCGACGACGTGCGAATACGTGCCGCTCAAGGGGCACAGCGTCGTCAAGCTCGTCGACAAGAAGAAGATCAGGGCCGAGCTCGGCCACAGCCCCGACGAGGCGGACGCGCTGGCGATGACGGAGTATCACGACGACCGCATGGTGTCGCGCACGACGCGCGCGCCGCGCGACCCGCGCGCGCGCCCGGCCGGGTCGCTCGCCTGGATGGCCAGTTGAAGCGCGCGGCCTACATGCGCGCCTGGACGCGCCGACAACGCGCGGCTGCTCGCTGCGTGTCGTGTCGCCGATCCGCAGCCCCCGGTCTCTCGCACTGTCGTGCCCACGGGCAGGCCGTCCGCGCGAATGCGGCGCGCCGTCGCGCTGCATCCCGCCGCGCCGGATGGGCAGCAGCACCGACGGACGCCGAGCGCGCGGCCTTCAGCGCGCGCTCGCGGGCTCTGCCGACCGGCTGCCGGGAATGGACCGGCCCGCGGTTCACGAGCGGCTACGGATGTGTGTCGTTCCGCGGCCGGTCGTCGCGCGCGCATCGCGTCGCGTGGTATCTCCTTCGCGGCGAGATCCCGACAGGCCAGCACGTGATGCATACGTGCGACAACCCGCGCTGCGTCAACCCCGATCACCTCCAGCTTGGCACGCACGCGGCGAACATGCACGACATGGCCAGGAAGGGGCGCGCGAACACGATGCCGGCGCAGGTATCGCGTCTGGCGAACCGGCGGCAGCCGACGGCGCGATGACCGACGAGGCGATCCTCGCGCTCGCCCGCGAGCGGTTCCAGACGATCGTCACCGCCGAGAGCGACATCCGCGAGGCCGCCCTCGAAGACATCAAGTTTGCCTACAACGTCGACGAGGGCCAGTGGCGCGCGGAGGACCGCTCGGCGCGCGAGAAGGACGGCCGCCCGTGTCTGACCGCGAACAAGCTGCGCAAGTTCCTCGCGATCGTGACCAATCAGGAGCGCGAGAACCGGATCGCGGGCAAGGTGCGCCCCGTCGACGACCAGGGCGACGCGAAGACGGCGGCCGTCTACGAGGATCTGATCCGCCACATCGAGTACCAGTCGGACGCCGAGTACGCCTACGCCAAGGGCGGTGAGCGCGCCGCCGCCGGCGGCTACGGCTACTGGCGCATCCTGACGGAATACTGCGACGACAGCTTCGATCAAGAGCTGCGCATCGCGGCCGTCGAGAACGCGTTCTCCGTCTACCTCGATCCGCGCCGCATGTACGGGTTCGTGACCGAGGTGCTGCCCGAGTCGGAGTTCGCGGCGCAGTACCCGAACGCGCAGGCCGTCGACTTCGACGGGCAGGCCCGCGGCGAGGGCTGGACGCTCTGGTACGAGCCGAAGAAGGTCCGCGTGGCGGAGTACTTCTACAAAGAGCGCACCGAGAAGACGATCGCGCAGGTGCGCGCCGCCGACGGCGCCGTCTCCGTCGTCGAGCTCACCGGGTCCGTCACGCGCGCGACGCTTGCGGCGGACGGGTTCACGGTGCTGCGGACGCGCGTGGCCGTCACGGACGCCGTGCGCTGGTGCAAGATCACCGGGCACGAGATTCTCGAACGCCGCGACTGGCCCGGGCGCGCGATCCCGCTCATCGAAGTGCTCGGCGACGACGTGAACGTCGACGGCAAGGTCTACAAGCGCAGCTTGATCCGCGACGGCAAGGACCCGCAGCGGCAGTACAACTACTGGGTCACGGCCGCGACCGAGCTGGTCGCGCTCGCGCCGAAGTCGCCGTACATCGTGTCCCAGCAGCAGATCAGCGGCCTCGAGAAGATCTGGGATGAGGCGAACATCAAGAATCTGCCATACCTGCCCTACCACCCGTCGGGCGGCCAGCCGCCGCGCCGCGAGCCGCCGCCGCAGATGAGCACGGCCTACCAGCAGATGCTCCAGCTCTCGTCGAACGACGTGAAGGACACGCTCGGGATGTACGAGAGCTTTCTCGGCGAGCCGTCGAACGAGCGCTCGGGCCGCGCGATCTTCGCGCGCGAGCGTCGCGGGCAGATCGGGACGTTCCACTTCCCCGACAACCTGCGCCGCGCCGTGCTGGAGACGGTCCGCCAGCTCATCGACCTGATCCCGCGCGTGTACGACACGGAGCGCGTCGTGCGGCTGCGCAACGAGCGGGGGGAGGAGCGGACGGAGCGGATCAACCACACGCTGCGCGACGCGACGGGCCAGCCGGTGATCCTTCCGGAGACCGGACAGCCCGCGACGCTCCACGATCTCTCCGTCGGCAAGTACGACGTCGTGGCCGACGTGCGCCGCTACTCGACGCGCCGGCAGGAGACGGTGGAACTCCTCACGGAATCGATGCAGTACGCGCCGGCGGTCGCGCCCGCGCTCGTGCCGCTGCTCTTCAAGTACGTCGACAGCGAGGCGGCGGGCGAGATCGAGGCGGCGGTGACGCCGATGCTCGGGACGCCACCGGCGGGCGGGGCGCCGCCGACGCTGCGGACCCTGCCGGCGTGAGTAACATCGTGTCGATCGGCTATCCGACAACAGCCCTCCACAATCGCGGCATCCGGAAACTCTTGGGGGTGAGCCACTCAGAAACGTATGCGCTCGCCGCGGTGATCGACGAGAAGAGCGGGCAAGCGGCGCTCGTCGGAGAATTCGCCTCAAGCGGACTCGCGGACGTCGCTATGCGCGAACACTCCAAGGCGCGGGGTGGTGGAGGAAGCTACCTCCTGCTGCCGCCGCCGCTCCCTAGGGGCCGGGCATTCGCGACGGGCGCACCTCACTCTTACGAGCGCCGCCGTGTCGGCGTCGTCGGCGCCTTCTGGAAACGCCTCGACGCGGCGCCTGAGTGTAGACATTGGCGCGCCCGCAAGGTGGTCGTGGTGGCGCGATCGTTCGGGGTACGCTACAGCATTCTTGGCAAGGCGCTCAGGGTCTCCCGTGAGCGCGTCCGGCAGATCGAGGCGCGCGCGCTCCGTGGGCTAAGCGCCAAGCACATCACCCGCCGCTGCGACAGGTGTGTGTCGCCATCGAGCGCGGCATTGTAGCGAGACACGGAGGAGCCTGATGGCAGGACGCGGTGCCGGCGAGCGGAAGCGCGGCCGACTCCTGGCCGAGCGTCCGCCCGCAGCCGCCGTCTACGTCGTCTACTGGCCGGCCCTTGGCCGGAGGGCATGACAGCGCGCGAGGCGGTCGCCGCATTCGTCGAGACACGGAGGACGTGATGGCAGGACCGGACGACACGACGACCCAGGACGACCCCACCAAGACCGCGGACGGAGCCGAGCCATCGCCCGGCGATCAGCCCCCGAAGAAGACGCCCACCGAGTCCGAGGCGAATCAGGCCCGCATCGACCAGCTCACGAAGGGAAAGAACGACGCGCTCAGGCGCGCCGAGAAGGCCGAGCGCGAAGCGACCGCGCTCAAGCGCAAGATGGACGCAGGCACCCGCCCGACGCCGCCCGACCCGGCCGCGTACACCGACGCCGAGGGGCGGCTGATCCCGGCGAAGTGGCAGCAGGCGCAGACGAAGTACGAGGACGAGCTGTTCACGTGGCGCGAGGCGCAGGGCGCGGCACCGTCCGCATCGCCAGCGCCGGCCGACGGCGACGCGGCGGCGACGCCTCCCAGCTTCGTCGAAGGCGTGCAGAAGCTCGCCGAGCAGCATCCGGACATCTTCGAGGTGATCGAGCGCCCGGTGTTCACCCCCGCGATGCGCGAGGCCATCTGGAGCTCCGAGATCGGGGCGCAGATCGCGTACCACCTCGGGCAGCACCAGGCCGAAGCGATGCGGATCGGCGGACTCTCGCCCGTCGCCGTCGCCCGCGAGATCGGCAAGATCGAGGCGAAACTCGGCGCCGCCCCGGCGGCCTCCGCGTCGCGGACTGTGAGCAGCGCCCCGGAGCCGATCACGCCGGTCGGCGGCGCCACCACGACGACCACGAAGGACCCGGAGAAGATGACCACGGAGGAGTGGATGGCGTGGGACAAGGAGCGCACCAAGGAGCGGCTGAAAGCGAACCCGCTCGGCCTCTGAGGGTAGTGTCTCAGCCTGAGACCCCTCTGAGAAGTTCCTTGACTTGAGAGGCGGAGACGTTGTAGCACCGATGTTGTAGCACCGATGTTCCCCGCACGCGCAGCACGGGCGGGCCTCGTGCCCCCGCACGCACGCGATGTAGCTCCCGGGCCTCGTGCCCCCGGTTGTTCGAGGGTGCTGGACCCTCAACCCCGGAGGTCGCGCGGTGGCGAACACGATCCTCACGCCCACCCAGGTCACGCGCAAAGCGTTGGCCATCCTGCACAACAAGCTGAAGTTCATCAAGACGATCGACCGGCAGTACGACAGTCAGTACGCGCGGCAGGGCGCGAAGATCGGCACGTCGCTCTCGATCCGCATGCCCAACCAGTTCACGGTGCGGAGCGGCGCCACGCTCTCGACGCAGGACGTGACCGAGAGCTCGCAGGCGCTCACCCTCGCCACGCAGCGCGGCGTCGACATCAACTTCAGCTCCGTCGAGCTCACGATGTCGCTCGACGACTTCGCCGCGCGCATCCTCGAGCCCGCGATGTCGCGGCTGGCTGCGGAGGTCGAGTACATCGTCCTCTCGAACGTCTACAAGGACATCTACAACCTCACGGCCGCGAACCCGGACAACGAGCCCGACGCGATCCTCGACGTCCTGCGCGCGCACGCGCGCGTGAGCCAGGGCCTCGCGCCCGAGGGCAACCGGCACTTCATCCTCGACTCCGCGACGATGTTCCCGCTCGTCAACTCCCTCAGCACGTACTTCCACAAGGCTTCCGAGCTGGAGCGCGCCTTCGCCGAGGGCTACATCGGCATGGCCGGGGGCGTGAAGTGGTGGGAATCGAACATGGTGCCGAGCCACACGAACGGCACGCGGACCGACGCCACGCCCCTCGTCAACACGTCGACGGGGATCACGAGCGGGACGGCGACGATCGCGATCACGGGGCTCGGCGCGACCGTCACGGTGAAGCAAGGCGACGTCTTCACCGTCGCCGACGTCTACGCCGTCAACCCCGAGACGAAGCAGCGGTACAGCCACCTGCAGCCGTTCGTCGCGACGGCCGACGGCACGGCCAGCTCCGGCAGCCTCACGGTGTCGGTGAGCCCGACGCCGACCACCTCGGGGGCCAGCCAGAACGTCGAGCTCGTCAGCGCGGGTGCCAGCAAGGCCGTCGTCTTCACGGCGGCCGGCGGCTCCGGGGACGCCAGCCAGGTCTACATCCAGCCGCTGCTCTACCACCGCGATGCTTTCGCCTTCGTCACCGCCGACCTGGAGATGCCGAAGGGCGTGGACTTCGCGGCGCGCGAGACGCACGACGGCATCTCGCTCAGGATCGTGCGGCAGTACGACATCACCAACGACAAGTTCCCGTGCCGCATCGATGTGCTCTTCGGGTACAAGACGCTCCGCCCCGAGTGGGCGGCCCGCGTGCGCGGATAGGAGGGGGTGTCATGCCGACCGACTACCTGAACGCGATCAACTCGGAAGGGGTGCTCGAGGGCACGGTCACCGGCACCGCGTCGTTCCAGCTCCTCGCCGCGGACCTGAAGATCGGCGGGGCCGTCGGACGCCGAGGGCAAGAAGCTGGCGCCGATCATGGGCAACGTGGTCGACAAGGCCACGCCGGCCGCGCTCACGACGAAGTCGATCGTCGCGGGCCTGCTCGGCGCCTACTCGCTCACGGAGGCGCACTCGTCGACCTACCCCGTGAGCGCCGCCGCCGCGCAGATCAGCGACAACGTCGATGACGACGCCGTGCACGGGTTCGTCGCCTACATCGACGGCGACTCCAACGAGACCCAAGCGGGTGCGGCGTTCAAGGTGATGAACAACAACAGCCTGCCCGGCTCCGGCTTCAAGCACGGGCTCGACCTCAGCGGCGCTGCGCACGACAACTACCAGGCCGTCGCGTACCGCGAGGCCGACATCAAGCTCGCCTCGGGCGGGCTCATCAAGTCGTTCGACACGGCGATCACGGCGAACGTGACGACCACGACGCTCGCGGCGGGCACGCTCGCGAAGACGACCCACGCGACCGGGCGCGCGTCGCTGTTCGTGAGCGACGGCACGAAGTGGCAGTACCTCACGAACTCGTGAGCGGTGGAGCTGACGAAGACCCTGATCGAGCAGCATAAGGCGGAGCTGGAGCGCCGCATGGCCCAGCTCCGCCAGCAGCGGACGCAGATCGAGGCGCAGCTCTACGCGGCGGAGGGCGCGATCCGCAACTGCGATTACTTCCTGAAGCAGCTCGACACGCCGGCGGAGATGCCGCCGACGCCGCCCGCGCCGGCACCGAAGCGGAGACGCCGCCGGTGAGGCGGCTGCCCGCGCTCGTGCTCGCCGCACTCGTGTGCGCGGGCTGTTGCGCCCCGTTCTTCGACGGCGTGGTGTGCGTGCGGACCAGCGGCCTGCTCGCGGTGTCGCTGCCGCCCGATCCAGCCGACCCGCGCTAGGAGGGAGCCATCGCGACCGCGCGCAGCCTCGTGACGGGCGCGCTCAACCTCGGCGGCATCCGACTCCCGACGAGCACGAATCTGAGCGACGGGCTCACCGTCCTCAACCGCATGCTCGCGAGCTGGAGCGCCGAGCGGCTGCTCGTCCCTTATGTCACGGACGAGAGCTTCACGCTCACGGCGGGGACGGCCGTCTACACGATCGGGTCCAGCGGCACCTTCAACACCACACGACCGATCCGCATCGTGGACGGGTACGTCCGGGACACCGCGAACGTCGACACCCCCGTCGATCCGACGATGAGCCTCGACGAGTGGGCGCGGATCGCGGACAAGGCGACGCGCGGCCGACCGGAGCGCCTCTACTACGCGCCGGAGTATCCGCTCGGGAAGATCCACCTCGATCTGCCGCCGGACCTCGCGTACACGCTGCGGCTCTGGTCGTGGAAGCCGCTGTCCTCGATCGCGACCCTCGACACGACCGTGAGCCTCCCCGGCGAGTACGAGGAACTGATCGTCCTCTCGCTGGCCGTCAAGCTCGCGCCCGGGCACAACGTGGCGCTCGACGCGACGGTCATCCAGCAGGCCGCCGGCGCGCACGCGACCCTCCGCACCCTGAACGCGCCCGTCCCCGCCCCTGCGCGGCACGATCCGGCGCTCACGTGGGCGCTCTTGCGGTAATGGCGGTCGCTGCCGCCGGCCGTCCCGTGTCCGCGTATGTCGGGGAGACCTATCGCATCCCGTCGATCCGCGGCGGATGGAACGCCAACCCGAACGTCGATCAGATCCCACCGGAGAGCATGGTCGACGCGCTCAACATCAACCTCCACCGCGGCGCGCGAGAGACGCGCGGCGGCGTCGTGAAGGTGCACGCGACAGCGATCAGCAGCGGCGCGCGCGTCATGGGGATCACGCAGTTCCGCAAGCGGAACGGCACGAGCTTCATCGTGACCGCGACCGCTGACGGCAAGATTTGGAAGGACTACGCGACCCTCCTCAAGAGCGGGCTGACGATCAACAGGGTCACGCACTTCACCACGTTCAACGACACGCTGTACATCTGCAACGGCGCCGACCGCCCGCAGACGTGGGACGGGAGCGCGAGCGCGACGAGCAACTTGACGAACATCCCGTCCGACTGGACGGGCTCGGCCTGGCCGAAGCAGATGATCGTGCACGCTCGCGGTGTGGCGCGCAGCCTGTGGGCGTACGGGGTTTCGGGCAAGACGCAGAAGGTCTACGCGGCGCCGACCGGCGGTGACGACTTCTCCGACGCGAACGTGACGACGCTCGTCATCGAGACCGGCGACGACTCGGGCGTCGTGGCGCTCGTGGAATTTGGCAACCGGCTGATCCCGATCGGCAAGACGCGCGCCTACCTGATCGACGACAGCGACGCCTCGCGCGCGAATTGGGGGTACGAGGCCGCGCAGTGGGACGGCGGCGTCGCGTCCGAGCGCCTCGTGGTGCGCACGCCGAACGACGTGCTCGTGATGAGCGAGGACGGCGACATCTCCTCGATCATCGCGACGCAGACAACGGGCGACTACGCCACCGTCTCGCTCGCGCGCCCGGCGCACATCCACGTCTGGATCAAGGACAACGTGGACCTGTCGCTGCTCGCGACCGGAGCGCACGCGGTCTACGATCCGGTGCTCCGCGCGTGCAAGGTCTTCGTGGTCCGGCAGGACCAAAGCGTCGTCGACACGGCCCTCGTCTACTTCATCGACCGGCCCGCGGAGGAGGCGTGGGCGCGCCACCAGTACTACTACACGACCGCTGGCATCGCCTCCGCGTCGGCCGTGGTCCGCGCGACGGCGGGCGATTCCCGCGTCTACGTCGGCGGCCACGACGGCTTCGTGCGGCGCTTGGAGGACGAGGACTCGGCGCTCGACGACGGCAGCGCGTACCGCAACGGCTACCGAACCCCGGAACTGTCGTTCGACGACCCGCGCGGGCTCAAGCGCCACGATCGCGGATGGCTCGTGATGAAGCAGCTCGGGGACGAGTCGGTGACCGTCAACCTCTACGTCGATGGCGCGTCCGTCGCGGACGCCCTGCAGCTCGTGACGAGTACGGGAGCGGAGCTCGTGACCGACGACGCGGACACGTTCGAGGCAAGCAGCCAGACCGATTTCACCGTCACGCCGAGCGGGCCGGGGCTCACGACCGTGAGCTATCCCATCGGGATCGTCGGGACGCGCATTCAAGCCGAGGTCTACGGCGCCGTCGACGGGGAGCGGTTCTTCGTCAGCCAGACCATGTTCGACCACACGCCGCTCGGCGCGGCGGCGGCGTAAAGGGGCGCGATGGCGACGACGACGATCCGGGCGCTGGACGCGGTCACGACCGCGGCCGTGGGCGACAAGATCCCGACGGACCAGGCGGCCGACAACGTCACCCGGTACCTCACGATCACGCAGATCCTCGAGCTGATCGCGACCGTCTCGCAGGCCGAGGCGGAGGCGGGCACGGCGACGACGCGGCGGATCTGGACGGCGGAGCGCGTGAAGCAGGCGATCACCGCGCTGGCGCCGGGCCTCACCATCCCCGTCGATGCGAAGACGGCCGCCTACACCGTCACCGCGTCCGACGCGCGCAACCTCATCGACGCGACCTCGGGCACCTGGACGCTGACGCTGCCGGCGGCGGCGACCGCGGGCGATGGCTTCTGGTTCGCGGCGCGCAACAGCGGCACCGGCGTCGTCACGATCGACGCGGACGGTTCCGAACTGATCGACGGCGCGACGACGCAGACGCTCGCGCCGACCGATACGGCGCTGTTGATCTGCAACGGGTCGGCGTGGAAGACGGTAGGGCGCAAGCCGCCGTCCCTGTGCGCGGCGCGCGGGGTCGTCGGGGTCCGAGCCAGCGCGACCACGTACCAGTTCACGAGCGCGCGCGAGGTCAAGCTCTGGAACCCGACGAGCAAGACCATCGAGCACGTGGCGACGAGCGTCGGGTCGCTCACGCTGAACGCGGGGACGGCGGGGCCGGCGGCCAACGGGCGCGATCAGGCCGACGCGTTCTCGGCGGGAACGTGGCTCTACGCCTACTACATCTGGAACGGCACCGCGGTCGCGACGACCCTGAGCAGCACCGCGCCGCCGACCGGCCCGACGCTGCCCAGCGGCTACACGTCGTGGGCGTTCATCTGCGCGCTGCGATGGAACGGATCCAGCAACTTCCTCGACACGTACGTGCGCGGCGACCGCGTGATCCACAAGGCGATGGCGGACGCGACGCTGCTGAGCGGCGGCACCTCGACGTCGTTCGCGGACCTCTCGGCCACGCTCGCGACGCTCGTGCCGCCCCAGGCGTCGTGCCCCGACTTCGACCTCCATGTGAACGTCAGCGCGACGTCCTCGGGGCTCGGCGACAACGCGGTCGAGGTAGATCTGTCCTACGACGGCTCGGCGATGGCCCGGACGATCGGGGCCATGACGTCGGTGGATAGCTCGGGCGATACCAACCGGACGAAGGGCGATGTCTGCAACGTCGCCAACATCGCGCAGACGATCCACTACCGGATCACGCTGACGAACGCAGCGTCGCCGAGCGCCACGATCTACGTGCCGAGTTACCGCGTGGCGAACGGCTGATGGCACGCATCCGCCCGGCCGTCGACGACGACATGCCGCAGATCGGCGCGCTCCATCGCGCGGCGGACTACGGCGACCACGGCGTCGACTGGACGCGGCCGGGCCTCGCCCCGTACTGGCTCGTGGCCGAGCGCGACGGCGCGCTGGTGGGCGCGCTCCAGTACGTCACGAGCCAGCCGTGCGGCTACGTGCTCGACATCGTCGTGCATCCCGAGGCGCGCGGCACGAATGCCGACCGCGCAGCGGCCGAGCGCGGCGCCATCGCCGACGACGTGACGACGCAGCTCTGTCTCGCGGCGATGTTCGCGATGCGGCGTGCGGGCGTGCAGTGCCTCATCGGCGTGGTGGGCGACGCCCAGCCGCTCTGGCAGCGCGTCCTCGAAGCGCACGGCGGCCAGCGCCTCGGCGGGCGGGACGCCACCTACGGGCTCTACGCGTGGAGGCTTTCGTGATCGTGATCGACGGCATCCTGCACGCCGACGACGGCTGGCTCGTCTATCCCGACGGCACGCGCCTGCGCGCGATCAGTGGGGGCAAGGGCGGCGGAGGTGGCAGCACGACGATCGTCGAAGCCCCGAAGCCGACCCCGCAGGAGATCGCGATCCAAGAGGAGAACCTCAAGCTCCTGCGCCAGCAGGTGACGATTGCAGAAAAACAAATGAAGGCGCTGGAGGGGTTCGACCAGGCCGAGACCGTGGCCCTCATGCGCGAGCAAGTGGCGCTCGCGCGCCAGGAGGCGGAGCGCGCCCGGGCGCGCGGACCCGCGGAGCAGGCCGTCGCGCTACGCACGCTCCAGGTGGCCGAGCAGCAGCTCGACCTCACCGCGCGCGGGATGAAGCTGCAGGACGCGCTGCAGCCGTTCGTGCTCCAGTCGATGCGCCTCGTGGAAGAGCCGGGCGGCGCGATCCGGCGCATGACCGAGGCCGAGTACGTCGGCACGCTGTCGCCGCAGGAGAAGAGCGCGTACGACAACACCACGCTGGCGCTCGAGCGCGAGCGCAAGGCGCTGGCGGGCGAGCTGCCGCTGAGCGCGGCGGGCCGGCAGCGCAAGCGGGACGAGTTCGCGGCCTTCCGGGAGCAGATGGCGCGCGGCGGCAACCCGATCGAGGGGGACGTGCCGGAGTCGGCGACGTCGAGCACGACGGCCGGCGTGCAGGCGCTCAAGGCGTTCAACGAGCGCTGGGGCCTCGTGGAAGAAGCCGAGCGCCGCGGCGAGCTGACGAGCGGCAGCCAGTCCGTGCTCGCGCGGATCGGCGTCGCCTCCGACGTGGGCGCGCGCCAGCGCGAGGGCTTCCTGTCCGCGGTGCCGCGCTACGGCATCCCCAACTATCAGGGCACGACGGTGGAGGCGCCGCGTTTCGGGCTCGTCACGCCGGACTTCGCGGGCGCGCTCCAGCCCTACCAGCGGCAGCGGGAGATGGAGTTTCAGGCGCGACTCGGGACGGCGCAACTGAGGAGCGCCGCCGCGTCGCGCTCATCGTCCAACGCGGGGGCGATCGGCGCGGGCATCGGCGCCCTCGCGGGCCTCGCGCTCGCGCCGCTGACGAAGGGTGCGAGCCTCGCGATCGGCCCGCTCACGGGTGCCATGATCGGCGGCACCGTCGGCGGTGCGGCCGGCACGTACATCGGCAGCGATCCGGCGACGAAGAAGGACATCCGTCGCGCGAGCCGCCGCGAGGACCAGCGCGCGCTGGCGATGGTGAAGGACCTCGACGGCTTCACCTTCCGGTACAAGGGCGAGTCCGACTCAGCGCCGCGACGGATGGGGATGATGGCGACCCGCGTGCCGCGCGAGCTGGCCTCTCCTGACGGTCGCGCAATCGACGTCGGTCGCCTCGCGGGCGTGCTGACGGCCGCCACGCGCGAGCTGGCGCGCAGGAAGGGATAAGCCATGCCCAACTGGCCGTTCGGCGGGATGGGGCTCTCGACGCAGACGGAGAACCCCGCGCTCAGCGGGATGCGCGTCGGCGCCGGGCTCGCCGGCATCCTCCAGGCCGAGAAGGACGCGGACGCGAAGGCGAAGAAGGCTGAGGCCGACGAAGCGAACCGCAAGGCGACGCTGGAGCAGGGCGCGGCGCTCGGGGCGTGGGACCGCGGCTACAAGCTGCTGGAAAACCCGAACATGCCCGGCGCGTCGAAGGTCGAGATCTACAACGACACGATGCGTTCCGCGCTCGCCAAACTGGGCTGGCCGATGCCGCCGCTCCCGGCGGGAACCGAATGGGGGCCCGACTTTTCAAAGTACGCGAAGGGGTTCGACGCGATTCTTCGCGCGAGCGGCACGTACGAGGACAAGCGCGCGCTGGCCCGGCCGCTGTTCGCGCAGATGGCGGCCGATCCTCGCCTCGCGCCCGTCATCAAGTCGTGGGAGGACCAGCTCACGGCACAACGCCAGTCCGAAGTCGACGAACTGGCCGTCCTCGCCGAGACGGTCCTGAGCGGACAGGCTGATGAGGAGCAGACGCGTCGGTACCTCACGCGGCGGGCCATCGCATGGTCGCCGGAGACCCCACAATCTGCGCCGTGGGAGCGCGAGGCCGCGCAGGAGCGCGCGCTGACCTTCAAGGACGCCGAGCTGAAAGCGCTCGGCCGCATCGACGCGCGCATGAAGCAGCAGCGCGAAGCGGGACTTACGCTCGGCAAGGATCAGCGCCGGTTCGAGCGCGACCCGGTGACCGGGCAGCTGCGCGAAGTAGTC